CAAGTACAGAACCTGTGACCATTGACTCTGTAACCATTGATAATGCTGAGGTTTCGGAAAGTTAGTCACCACATAGTCACCAAATAGCCCCCAGGTCATGCCCCCACAGGGCGGTGTTTTGGCATAAGAGAACGTGTATATATCACACACACGCACACACAAAATTTTAACCACCATAGGTTGCACTATTAAACAGGTTGCACAAAAGAAGGGTTGCAATGACACAATTTGATCCATCAATGGTTGCACAGATGTTAATGCAACCAATACAGAGAGCCAGTGAGAATTTAGGTGGTGGCCCTTTTGGGATAGGAGCAGATGCAGGGGGTAGCTATTTTGTTGATCCAGAGGTTGCAGCAAGGACAGGTTATGGTACAGCCGTTACAGGTACATCCTTCTTTCCAGGAGCAGGAATAGTTGATGCCGCAGGTGGTGCAGTCGATGTAACAGGACAGCCATTACCGAGTTTTGGTGAGAACATTAGAGAAGGACAATTTACTGATGCAGGGTTGCAGGCTTTAGGGGTTGCAGGAGATATTGCAACCATAGCTGCTCCATTAACTGGTGGTGCAACCGCTTTATTGGGTGCAATGATGAAAGCACCAAGAGCGGCACAGAAGGTTACAAAGGCTACAGACGTTGCCAGTGATGTTGCAGGCATAGCCAAAGTAGAACCGCCTACAGAGACAAAGCCAGGTATTATTGCATTTCATGGTAGTGGTGCAGACTTTGATGAGTTTAAGTTGGATAAGATAGGCACTGGTGAGGGTGTACAGGCATTTGGATATGGCTTGTATTTCAGTGACAGTCGAGATATTGGAACTTTTTATAAAAATGCTTTAACGAGAAGTGTTGACATTGATGGTAAGCCTTACATCAGAGGTAATTCTATTAGAAATACTGGGTTGCTTGATCCAGACATAGCTGATGAATTAGGTGCTGCAAATGGTGATTTAGAGTTAGCTATAAAAGATGAAGAAGAATATTTGCAGACATTAACTGGTTCTCAGCCAACTAATACAGCATTAGATACGGCTGCTAATGAAACACAAAAAAGAATTGAAAAGTTAAAAGCACTTAGAGGAAGAGTAAAAGTCAATCCAACAGAAGGTACAGCCTATAAAGTTGCTTTAGAGCCAAAAGCAGATGAATTACTTGATTATGATAAGCCATTGAGTGAGCAGCCAAAGATATTGGAAAATCTTGAAAATACTTTTGGAGCAAGAGAGTTAAATGTTTTAAGTCTTAACAATGCAGGAGTGGACAGCGAAAAATTAACTGGCAGAAGGTTGTACAA